CAAAATATAACTACAGAAACGCAGAAAAAGTTGAAAGAAAAGCACTAACCCCTCAAGACGCTGAACATTACGCCTATGCGCTCAGTGCCATCTTCTATACTCGCAAAAGAGGCCAGAAATGACATTACCAGAAACCCATATAGGCATACAGAATACAGTCAGCGGATGGAAAGCAGTTCAATACGAATTAGACGAGGGGGTCGAATGGCCTGTCCCTGTCCAGTTTGGACTTATAGGCCACGGGTCACCAGAATCAGCACAGATGGACGGCCACGAATGGGCACAGAGCACAGGGCTACCTCTATTAATAGAAGTGCTTGGTCGATTCTGGGTTCGCTATACCTACCCTGACGGCAAGGAAACGATGGATATCCTATCTGTCAAAGACGAAGACGGCAAGTGGATCAATCTAACAGAGGAGACTAACTAATGCCGAAAACACATATCAAGCTCACTCGGGCAATAGCCCCGTTGATTCCTCTTCATAATGAAGAAGAAGTTATTGTTTCTGTTAGAAAAATTGATTTTGTCGAACCCGAAGAGGTCACACGGTACTTGGTTGATGGAGATCCGAAGGCGGGTACAGAAACCGTCATCTTATCAAAAGTGACACTGAAAGGGAAGGCAGGGGATAGTTCTTATAATTCGCTATTGGCAACAGAGACAGTGGAAGAGATCTACGATCTGATTGAGGGCGAGGAAGAGGAAGACGATTCGTCTATGCCAAAATGGGTCTATGATAAAATGATGAAAGAGCAAGAAGAACAGGATGAATAAACAAATAATAGAAGCTGAACTGAAAGGACTAGACAAAGATCAGCTACGGTTACTGCGAACGATGTTAAAGAGCGGCGGTGACTATCCAGCAGGCGCCGAGAATCACATAGACCAGCAAGCACTGCTGAACTTAATAAAGAATGAGTTCATCGAATGGGTAGACGATTGGCGAGAGCATGTTCGCCTAAAAGAAAAAGCTCATACAGCAAATGAACTGACTTACGAGTGTCCAATATGCGTTAAGGCTCATAATGGTGGAATTTGGGGACAAGACCTCAGTCTTTGCGAGGAATGCTTACGCGAAAGTCGCGAGAGTCACGAAGCTGAGTCAGATGAAGCACGAAAAATGCGTGAACATGACTTCATTGTCTCAATGAAACGACATTAAAAGAAGCGAGTAGAGATGAAAACTGAAAAGACGTTCCTCGAACATCTGCCGCCCGATCAGCTGGTGCCAATTGAGACGGTGGAACACTATACTGGACTGAATAGGCGCACTATAAAACGAATGGCCAATGGACAGCATCCGGCGGGGAAGTTGCCGTATGTGGATTTTGGACGATACGAAAAACGCTTTCGCGTAAGAGATGTGCTGGATTTTATTGAGAAGCGATATCGGAACTAGCCCAGCGAGAAGCAAGTCTGTCTTCGACAATTTCATTTGCTTCAACAGCATGAAGGTAGTGTTGGGTTGTGCGGATGTCCGCATGGCCCATGCGCTCTTGCACTGTCCTGAGTTCCTCGCCTTCTCGCAGTAGGCCCGTGGCATAGCAATGTCGAAGCGAATAAAAAGTATGGTTGCCACCCTCTTTTCTGGTGGGGTATCCGCAATATCTTAACAGCTTCTGGAAATTTTCATTAAGCACTCGTGGGCCATTCGGCTTTCCAGCATCGACTGGACCTCTTGGATTACCGCTGGGAAAGATGAAGAAATCAAATAGATTATGCTTTTTCAGGCGCTTTCGTTCAGCCTTGAACAGGTCAACCAGCTCTTGAACCATCCCTATCTCGCGGAACTCGGTCACCTCTTCATTTTCTTCCTTGTCGGATTTAGGTGACCACACTTCTCCACGGGGTGACGTTACCTTGGTAACCCTGAGGATGCGCCTGTCGAGGTCTACATGGTCCCACGGCAACCAGACGATTTCACTGTTGCGCAGGCCGCAAAATAGCCCGATGCGAAAGGCAAGGGGGAACATGCCTCGCATTGCCACCTTCTCCCGTGTGCGCTTTTCAAAGTAGAAGTTCTCTGGCACTGATTCTTTTGAGTTTTTGACCCACTCTATTACGATTGATTTAGAGATCGTATTGTGAGGAGAGTGACTGCTTTGGTTGCCTTGATTCGGCTTAATGTAGGGCAGTAACCCATCCTTCATATACCGCTGTAAGGTGATCGGCGCTACGTTGAGCAGTTTCCGCAAATGTTGGCGCGACACTTGGTGTGGCAGGGCGTCTAACTCTTCTGGTGCAATCAAGGATAGCTTCGATTTTCCACGAAGGGGCTTTCGCACTTTGAGTCGAGGCTCTTCCTTGGTGAGGTCAACCATGTCAAATGTCGCAGGTAAAAGGCTCTTAATCCACTCATCTGGAAGTATATGGCGTCTATGATTGGGCGTTACTCTGGTCGCGCCCCTACGTCTGACCTTTATTTTTTCTGCGGGATTCTCGCCGCCGATCATCTTTAGTTCTATAGCCGCCGATAAAATCTGCCTCATGGCAATAATCCACTTCTCTTGCGTGCTGAGCGGCACAGCGTCCCTGCGCTGTTGGTTTATTTCTTCTTGTAAGACTTTATGAGGAACCTGCAAATCGGGGTAATTCTGCTTAAGCCAATTGATCGCGGTTTTGGCGCGTGTCATCTTGACTACATGATTAGCACTTAGCTTATTAACGCTCTGCGAGGCGTCGATGCGGTCGCCTGAGTATTGCTCAAGTATAGCAGCCCAATCGATTAATTTGGTTCCCAGCTGATTGACTTCTACGTGGTCGGAATAGCTGGGAAACGATGCGACTGCATCCGCAACCGTTATATACCTTCGCTTTATCCACAACTCTACTTCATCGCGCCGGTCATTTTTCGTCCTGTAACGACGTTCCATAAGGTTGGCTACCTCAAGATAATCAAGAGCATCTTCTTCGGTGGGTAGCGTTTTGCTTCTCTGTGTGTGTAAGCGATAGCTTACCTTTCGTTTGTTTTTCTTGCTTTGCGATGCCATAATAAGCCCCTATTGAGCTATAAGCGAGTAACAGATTAGTAACAAATTGGCTACCAAGACACACCGAGTAACAGATTAGTAACAAGAAATAAGATGTATATATGTGCACTACTGTCACTCCTTGTACGTCCTTGTAACTCGTAATCACAGTTAAATGTAATATACGATACACTGCTTAAGCAAGGGATTTATATAGACTTAAGACAAAAAAATATCGCAAGTTCATGTGGTGTATGAACTTGCGATAATTGGTAGCGGCGGAGGGACTCGAACCCCCGACACGTGGATTATGATTCCAAAACTTGTCGATTAAAAAACAATAACTTACGACTTGCGAGTAACCAGATAGCAACAAGCGTTACATGGTTGCTACATGACTAATATAACCTCAGGCCCTTCTACTGCAAAGTAGTGGGGCCTTTTTATTGCATCGAACAGGTTCGACAATTGAACCATGAGGGCTACCATATGGGATGACGATATTGATTGACCATGCACTCGCGCATACGTATTGTACACACACTCACTCACAGGAAGAAAGACCATGCAAGCGATAATTAACAGCAAGCGCTACGACACAGACACAGCTACGGAAATCGCAGAATATGACAATGGATTCAACAGTGGAGACTTTCACCTCGTAGTTGAACGGTTGTATAAAACAGACAAGGGCGCATACTTCTTGGCTTGCTCTGGCGGTGCTTTATCAAAGTATGCCAACATAGGTGGGAATTATCGAATCGAAGGCAAGCAGATTCGCCCATTGTCAAACTATGAAACTATTCAGTGGCTTGAAAAGCATGTCGAAACCGATGTATTAAACCAGCAATTTCCAGACAAAATAGAGGATGCATAATGGATAAAATCACCGTCTGCCTCACAGGCAATCAACAAGTGCTATCAAAGTTGTGGGGTGCGTGCGATGAAATGGATCGTGGGGGGTTTGAAGATCATAAAATATATTACGTCTTAGACCGCGAAACAGCCTCGAACACTGATGCTGCGTCAGTGAGGCATTTACACAAGTCATTGTGGCTATATCATGACAATGTTTTGGGATTTGATATTATAACCGCTGGAGACGTAGACGATCTCGGGCAAGATCCTAACTATCTGAGTGCAAACCCCGACAAGATAGAGGACGCATAATGACTGAAACAATTACGAAGGTTAGCATTAATTACTTGGAGAGCGAGATACTGCATCCGCTCTACCATCAATACGGTGGACAAACATCGTCACAACCTGCCCATATCTCGTTAGATGTTCGGACGGGCGATCTAATACCCGAAGCGAATTATGAGATTGGCAACGCAGTTCCGTTTGATGTCTGGCATGGGGTAATACAGCGCTATGGCATTAATAATGAACTCACCTATACTGAGATCAACGAGCTAATGGAAGCACTGGCCCCATTTGCACAGCGCGTAATTGACGGCGCGGAAGTGGGGTATAATAGACAAGCCAATCTTACGGCGTCTTTTTCAGATGATGCTCAAGACGCTATTGAGTCGATTGAAGACAAATGCGAAGACCTTGAAACGACATCTGGCGGGGTCTGGCAAGCCGAACATTGGTTTTCAGAGGACAGTGCCGCAGAGATATATGGAATAACTGCAAAAACAACAGAATCAGAATTGAAAACGATCATCAAAAAAGCCATTGCTGATGCGAGAGACGAGCAAGATATCACAGTTGACGACATTGAAAGCTGGATCGAAAATGAGCTTGCGCAAATCAAGGAGGAGCAATAGTCATGGCACGGAGCAAAAACAGTAGAAAGCGCATTGCTTCTGTTGCCCACGGCAAGCGGATGATCATGAATAGTTGACATGCTGGATAGATTCGCAGAGACTGAAATACGAAATGACCTTGATTCAGCCAAGGTCGGCGGCATATGCTTGGCATTGGATTGGGTTTTAGATCGGGTTGATACTGAAGATGTAGTCTCTGAACTGACTAATCAATAAGCACGTAGCGAAGTGTTTGGAATTCATCCAAACCAACATAACACGGAGGTAATGGCAGATGCCTGCACAAATTGAAATGCGCGAATGTATTGTCTTTAGAGAACGAAACAATTACGCAGTGTGCTATGAGGCTGAGCTTCCGCTGCCTTTGTGTCCACAGCTGAAGGAAGACATCACATATTGGTATGCCGGAGAAGACAAAGACTCACTCGGCTTAACTCATCGGCGCGTAAATAAAGATGCATATGATAGTCCCACGATATACGAAATGGACCAAATATCAAAAGGGATAGATCTTGGCGGCAGTCACTATAATTGGCGGCGTATTGCAATTGACGACATTGAACATCCACTGCTAAAGCAACAGCTAGTCAGAGAACGTGATATTAGACAGCGAAGGATAGACAACAGAACAGCGCCAGAAGATCGTCCAGTAGTCTCAGCATCGATTCTGCGTGGATTAAAATTAATTACAGCACATATGAACGAAGCACTGGAGTGGACCGAGATGGCACTCGCTGCTGCACGCGCTGATGACTCATATTTTCGTGCGAGTGCACAAAACATGAAACCTTCGTCTGATGTGCGCATGAAATACGGAGCAATGGATTACTCTATGCTGTTTTTTCAGTGTAAAGACAAAGCAGATTTTACAAAGCTCAGAAAAACAGCATATCACTTCTCTGAATTACAAATACAATCAAAATTGAGTTCTGAGAAAACGATACTACACGGCCTATGGCTTATGCACAACTACCTTACTGACATCTCAGAGGATAGAGAGCCAGATGCTGTAGTCAGCTATAGCGCACTGCACAAAGATAGTGTCGGGACTAAGGAGGATTTACATGCCGCAGCCGTGTGGTTGATGCAAGCATGCGCTTGGGCCGAAGACACGAAGAAGCTTAAGGAGGCAAAAAAAGTAGCATAATGAACAACGACATTCTATTAGACGATAAAAAAGTCGGCAGCATCGAAGAGAACGAAGATGGCCAGTTTGAAATCCACGACGTTTATGGGGAACAAGCTGGACATCTCGCATACAAGTCACGAGAGCAAGCCGAAGAGCACGTCACAGGGCATTTAGAGTGGCTGGCTCACGTTGCAAGCAGGGACAATGTGGTTCATGGCTTTACGCAAATGGCCAAAGGCCACATTGAGAAATACAAGAACTTATTATCCAATACGTAGTTAAGCACACACACACTCACAAGGAGATCAACATGTCCGACATCACCACGCAAGAGCAGTATGACGAAAAAATTCCCGAATGGATCGAGGACACTCATCAGCTGAAGATGCTGGAATATGCCCTTGATTCGATACGCGAGGGAGGATCCATAAATATGTACGGCGGGGCCGAGGCACTGCAGCAAGTCTATCCGGATCTGGAGAATCAGCAGGCGCGTGAGATGCTGCTATTTTGGATGGCCGCTTTCAGCTTTCGGCACAATTTGGTGGGTCAGTAAATGCCTTTTCATAGCATGGCATCCGGAGGGCTACTATGGTATATTTGAGAGCCCTGTCAGATGACACTACTCACCGTATAGGAGTTTTTTGTGGGATCAACAAGCGACATTTTTAGGCGTCACTATTTTTGTGGACTAAAGGGACGCGGCAAGGTTAAAAATAAGATTGTTATTTGCGACTTGGCGACCAGTCTAGGGGGAGCAGATGCAGACTTTAAAATATGGGCTCACGCTGGATACCCCGATGAGATAAAGGATATAGCAGATGAACTTGATATAAATACCAGAGCCCAGATGAAACGAGATTGTTTTGATAAAATGATGGCAGAATCTCTTTGGCCCGTCGAAGACGAAGAATTAGATGACGAAGGCGAATCGTTCGCGTAATTAGAGAACTCGCACTATACGCAAAATAAGGGGCCCCTATTTAATAGGGGCCCCTTATTTATTGTCCACAGATACGAAAGGAGCTTGATTCACGACGTTTGTTATACCCAATTGATATAAATAATAAAAAAAACTCATTATTATGCCAAAAACGGCAAATATGTTAATGGTTGTTAACATGGGCACTAAAGTAGTTGTTGTAATCGTATATTATACGTGCTATCTTTTTTCTCACGACACGAAAGGAGTTTAATGTGCCCTTCAATAATTCGAGTAAACTGAAAGAATGGCTACATTATCATAATTTTGCTGCGATCACATTAGCAGATAAAATACAGGTGTCACGGCAGACGGTGGCTAAGATTGTCAGGAAAGAATTTGAGTCGGTAAATGTTAAAACAATACAAGCCATTGTTAACCACACAGGGCTGACTTGGGAAGATATTTGCTCCGATGTTCCTACGGCAACGTACCGACGAACTGGAGTCCGACTCATTGATGAAGTGTTGCCGAACTTAATTCGCGATCTGAAGGAAGAAAGTACCGTGCGGCGCTATAAAAAATATATTTCCAATGATTTCCAATGCACTTCACCACACTACTTTCAGGCTGGCGTTGCAAGGCTTGGCGAAGATATTAGTAGAAAAGAACTCATTAGATACAAACCGTTTTGGACCATAGATGAAGGTGACACTATTAACGGTGAGGTGATTGACTATAGCAAGGGATACATCGACTGGCCTACAATGTGCAGATATAACCGACCAGAGCAAGATGATGGGGACAACGAAACAGTGCATTCCGACCGATTTGTGAACATTGAAAGCATCGATCTTGTATGCACGCCCGATACCCGAGCCACGGCAAAAGAAGTTTTAATGGTGATAAAAAATATATGGCATAAAGAGCAACAGCTACACCGAATGCCACTAACAATGCTTCGCCTAACCTTCGAGGATCCGATAGTCAAAGCATCCATCGATCTACCACCCAAGATTGTTAGCTGGTGGTGGTGTGAGTTGCCAACCCTTTAAATGCTGGCAGGTATTATTTATGTGCAAAGACATTGATCTCGACTACATGGGATATGATACGAGTAAACCCATGAGCTATGTGGAGCAATTACCTCACAGATCCACTCCTGACGCTACAGCCAATTCGATCATTGACAATGTCATCTTTCAGTTAAAGAGATATTTAACAAGCCCATGGACATGCTGTGGTGATTCCTTGTATAAATATTTTACACATATTCATACAAGGAATATATTTCTTCACCTCATAAGCGAAGACGAAAAAATAGAATACTCATCAGACGTCTGTGCCATACTCCACGAGTTCGCAGGGCAATGCAACCGATATGATGAGACATTTATTAACGCTACCAAAATAGACCAATCTCAACTCGCAAGTCATCGTTTTACTGAATATTTCTCCGACTATTTCAATAAAGACTCTTTTATAAATGACACAAACAATCACTTGCGCTTGCTGCATATTAAAGGTCTTCGCAGCTGGCCAGAACGAACACGCAATACAATGGATGTGCTTATTTGTGTGATTCAATTTACTTTTACCGAAAATGACTTATCCGGTATAGAACGTATAGACATATATGTCAATAAGGCTAACTATCTTAATTGCTTGCAAGATGATACCCGCACTGCTGATGCTCAGTATTTTGTGCATTTAGCCTCTACAAACCATGGCGATATAACTGAAACTATGGCGATGTGTAGTCGTGATTGCAAAGTGGTTAAATATGATTCAATAAACACGCCTCGCGACTCCAATCTAAAACCATCGGTGTCTATGCCAATGTCTCGGTGGTTGGAGTACATGCGTATCTGCAAGTCCACGCACGAACATTCGTACGAAGACGCAACATATGAAACAGTGTTAAGAACTGACGAATTAACGCGCATCAAAGGTGTTTTGCGCTATCGATATTTAGGTCGCTGGCCAAATAATATGGACGCCATAATAGAATCAGAGCCTTCCTTTGCCGAGCTTCCCAATGATGGCTTGGAGCGCATGATTACTTACCCATTTGAGTATGATATACACTACGATCTTTCCGGTCTAATTAATCGATTTGAAATCCATAGAAACTTGAATGATGTTTCTGCTTGCTATCAGACAGATGAGGATATTGTTTCTAAGACAATTAATGAAGCGGCTGCAAATGTAATAGAGCAAAACCGAGTCGATTTAGCTGAAGATATATTTTGTGCATTAGAACACCTATTAGAAAAAGAGCGAACCGATAATACAATTAAGCGCGTTAGTGATCGTCTCCAAGATTGCACTTCTATGAATCGAGAGGAAGCCGCCAAGGTCTTGGGTTCATATCTTGCTCAAACTATAAAATAAAAAAAGGGTAGGGACATTGTCCCTACCCTCTCATGTCAATAAATGTCTTTTTTTTATTGGCGACCTACCGCAGCAGTGAATCGCTGCCGTTGCAACTCTGACTGACTAACCATCGACAGTTGAATTAGCACGCACTCATTGTCGTCGGCCTCATCGATTTTGGCAATCCATGCAGTGTGCCAAATTAAATTCATTTTGATCATAATTGGATCTGGCCGCTGATTGTGTTGCAGCTGCGCAATTGTTTCCTCTACTGCTATCCTGTCTTGTGGATCCAGTCGATCTACCAGCGACTCGCCTTCGATTGAATTGTCGACATCCTTATGACGCTTACTGTCATATGTCACAATCCCATCATGTATTAGCAGTGTTCGGATCCACGAATTGGCCTGTGCGAATGTGCAGGGATCTGTTTTTGATGTTTTATCTACTAAGCCTCCAACATTACTCTCGCCAGTTCCAATAATCAAATAATCGAGTGAAATTCCCAACACCTTAGCGATTCTGATCGCCGTCGTGCTGTTAACCCCATTGACTCTACCTTTCTCGATTCGGTTAATTGTCGATTGAGGCACTTCGGCTTCCATGGCAACCGCTCTCTGCGACATGCTTTTTAGCTCTCGCACCTGCTTGAGTCGATCTCCCCAATTATTTGTCATATTTAACTCCTTTGTTGTAGGCCCTTTGCAATGCTATGCGCTATGTTCAGTTCTCAAATAGTGCGTATACTACATATATCACACATCAAGATACAATCAATAAATGAAATAATCAAGGCCTTTATGCCAAAAATGACATTTTTAGCGATCAAATATTGCTTTTTATTGCACAAAAAGGAAATAATGATTCATTTTATGCAACATGCCACTTGACGGAGGTGATGCAATAAATATATATTTTGATATACTTTTAGATATATAATATGAAATTTTCGAGGACAGTGGGCGAGCGGACTTACAAACCCGTCAGGGTCCTGAGGGTGATGCACTGCCAAGACCCCGCTGTCCTCTTTTAACACACTGGAGTCCCGATGATTGATCTAAGTCAAGATGTATATACTATACGCGAGGTAGCTCAGACTGTCGGGGTTACTTATCAGACCGCTAATAAGTGGGCGAAAAATGGACGTTTCGGTCACTATCAATGCGGTCGGACCAGAAAAGTTTCCAAAGCCGACTTGCAGGGTTTTTTAGCTCAAGCCTATAAACCCGCCGACACACTAACTCCCTAATATCGGCCTCAGGGCCTCCCAGATCGCGTAGAATCGACGTACGGCAAGGGACAGGCATGTCGAGTCCTATGCTTTAAAGCATAGCCGTATACGCCATTTGAGAGCTTTAAGGCATCACTGCCCCCAAATGGGTAACTAAAAACCAACCATTTCTGTTTCAGTGAAGCTTTTTAAAGTGAAAATTAATCAAAATGACATGCAGGCGGTGTTAGCCGCCGTCTCTGTATATTACGCTAGTAATATACAGACTATATATATGTACATATGTACAGTACATAAGTATATAAGTACATATATGTACTTATATAGGGGCTCACTTTTTTGAAACTCAAAGAGCTGTGCCCCGACGAGGCCCGAAATATGGCCGACTATGTCCAGCCTCACTGGACTGTTAGTGCGCTGCGAAAATCCATATCCCAGCATATCACCCACTTAAATCCATTGCCCATCGATGCGTATATCGTATCTGAGGCCTTGGGCGAGTATGCTTGCCTCGCAGCCGATGTGGAAAAACGATCTACCCTCAACCGCAAAAGTCACTGGTTTTCATTGCGCATAATGTTTGATGTCGCCAGTGCTTACGCACATAAAACACACACTCACTCACCACAGTAGGAGATCCAATGCAACAACAGTCATTGTTTGCGGAGAAGCCCAAGGATTCACAATCCGCAATTACATTGCGCGACTATCAAGAGGACTGCATCAATGCGTCTCTTGAGGCTCTGTCCCATGGGGTAAAAAGACAGGTCGTATCTCAAGCCACAGGACTAGGCAAAACCGTCCAGTTTGCGCATATGATTCCTCGCATTCCAGAGCCAAAGACGGGCGCGACACAAGTGTTGGTCTTGGCGCATCGAAAGGAATTAGTGCAGCAGAACGCCCAAAAAATTGCCGATGCGAATCCCAATCTGACCGTAGAGATCGAACAAGCTCAATCGAAGGCATCGCCCACGGCTGATGTGATTTCCGCATCCGTGGCCACACTGGGACGACGACTTAAGTCGGGAGAGCTTACTCCTCGTATTCGCAAGTTTAACCCCAATAATTTCAAAGCAATTATTTGCGATGAGATGCATCACTCTGCGGCATCGACCTACCAGAATATTTTTGAATATTTCGGCGTATTGAGTAATAAATCTCACATCATGCTTTCTGGTTGGTCGGCTACAGTGCGTCGGTCTGATGGAAAGCGGATGGATTCGACCTACCAAGAGATCGTCTACCACAAAAATATTCTCAACGCCATCGAAGAAAAGTGGTTGGCGAATCTACGGGCCGTGCGCATCTGGACGGGTGAAGACATTTCAAGTGTCTCGCTCAACCACGGTGATTTCAATACGAGCGAACTGGAATCTCAAGTCAATACACCGCAGCGCAACCATCAGATCGTCCAAGCTTACAAGGAGCACGCCGCCAATAGAAAAGCCACTCTGGTTTTTACGGTGGACAGAAAACACATCGCGGCAGTAACGGATGCGTTTCGCGAGGAAGGCATCGATGCTCGTCTGGTGCATGGCGATACGGACGAAGCGGAACGTGCTCAGCTACTTGAGGATTTCCGTAATCGCAAATACCCAGTGCTTGTCAATTGTGGTGTTCTGACTGAGGGCACCGACATACCCGTGATCGATACGATTATTATGGCACGGCCTACGCGATCCAGTGTGCTGTATCAGCAGATCATTGGGCGCGGCCTCAGGCTACATCCCAACAAGAAAGACTGCTTGGTAGTCGATATGGTTGATGTCTGCGCTGCCAACTCACTGATGACCACACCGGCTCTTTTTGGTCTACGATCTGAGTTTGACACCGAAGGCGAGGACATAGTCGAGACGTTTAATCGTATGTCGAATATGGCGATGGGCAATGAGCATGTCTTAGAGGCCTTGTCGATAGATGCGGCTAAGACGATTAGCAGTGAAGAATTTGATCCATTTAGCGTAGAGCCTCCACCAGATCATATACAGGCTATGAGCGATTTGCGCTGGAGACAGGTAGGACAAGATCACTATCGATCCGACATGTCGAAGGGCGCAGGGTATCTGGAGATCAAACAGGACATCATTGGCGCATGGGAAGTAGCCTGTCATGTCCCTAACGCAGCGCCCACTAAAGTGCGCCGACGCAATGATCTCAATCTAGCGTTTCAGAGTGCCGATGGATTCATTCGCGAAAACTACAGTCAGCACATACCGCTGATGTCAAAAATGCAGAAATGGCATTCTGATCCCGCCACGGAAGCTCAGCGAGGGATGCTGGTCAAGTTTCGGATACCTACCACATCCGCGATGACCAAGGGCGAAGCATCAGACTTAATCTCCAATCATTTTGCCAACATGAAAAAGAGGAAGAGTAAGCGTCAGGCCAGCAACAAAATAAAACCGAGAGTCGATGATGTTAAAGTCGGCGCTGTTGGGGGTTAATCATGGCAAATACAGTGACGCCATGGGAAGCCTTAGATGGTTTGCCAACAGAATCAGTGCGCAAGTTGGCATTGAATTTAATGGCAGTTGCCGTCGATGCAGATGGTGCAATACAGCAACTGTCAGATGGCAGTTATAAACGCAGTTGGGGTAAAACGGGATACGACGTAGGACGTGAATTACTTAACTGGTGCGATCACAAAGATGAAGTTAAACAGAAAATCGAGCGCAAAAAGGGACAAAAGAAAAAGGATCCTAATTCTGACCTGTCTGGTCGTTTGCTTGGGCACATGCGTGCGTATTATACGACACTATTCGGGAAAGAACCAAACATCGTCTACGGAAGAGATCGAAAGTTTCTTAATGAACTCCTAAAAGACAAAGCTCGCACTGAAGAATCCCTGCGCGATTATCTGACGTTTTGGTTGGAATGCGGAGCCGTCAAGCATCCAACGCACGAAATAGATGAATGGACACAAAAGAACATCTTTGGCAACGGGGATGTTCGGACTTTCATCACGAAGCTACAGAAAATCGACGCCGAGATAGCAAAGAAGACGCCCAAGGACACGCCCAAGGAAGAGTTGCCATGGGCCATCCGACGGCAAATGGAATCACAGGAGGTGGCAGTATGAATGGGGGCAACGATGCATATGAATTTGTAGCAGCGCGAGCACAGCAAGATGGATGGGAGTTGAAGAAAGGGGGAGAAGGTGAACTCATTATAAAAACCTGTCCATTCTGCAATGACCATAGCAATCATTTCTACCTGAATGCCGGTAGGGATGGCGCTCCATATCACTGCCAAAAGTGCAAGGCATCGGGTAATCTTACTACACTGAAACGGCATTTAAACATAGACGTCGATTCCACGTCTCCCAGCTTCGCCCGACTGGGAAGCATTGGTGAGTTTGCTACTCTTCGCACTGAAGAGCCAAAGAAAACTTTGCCCCTTGAATGGATCGATGAGTATCACGAGGCCCTAATGCGCGATGAGCACGAGGGGCTGAAGCTGTTAAAGGACGTGCGACACATCACCGAAGACACGGCCAAGGAATTTAAGGTTGGCGTGAAGAAAGCGGCGAATGCAAAAAAAGCCGTATGGGTCATCCCATACTTTTCTCATTCGGTCAATGGGCCGCATATCAGTTTGATCAAATACCGCAGCCTTCCACCAGACGAGCCCAAGAAGATGATGACCAGAGAAGCGGGGATGGCATCGCCACTTTTTCATGCGGAGAAATTGGACTACGGGAAAGATTCTGTGGTCCTCTGCGAAGGCGAGATCGATGCCATGTCCATCTGGCAGTGCGGACACTGGAATGTGGTCTCGGGAGCCGTCGGCGCAGGGGGGAAGGGAATGAAGTCCGAATGGTTTGATCTACTCTCTCAGTTCAAGCGCGTCGTATTGGTCTACGATCCGGACAAGGCAGGGCAAACCACGGCTCGTGACTTCCAACGGAAACTGGGTGAAGAGGTCGTGGTCAATGTCGAATTGCCTGCTGGCATGGATGCCAATGACGTACTCGTACATCACGGCGATGAGTTCTTGTACGAGATCATCGACAAAGCCCAAGAAAAGCCTATCGAAGGCGTCGAGTCATTATCACAGGCACTGGAAGGACTGCAAGAAGAGTTGATGCTGGAGGGCACACTCGACTCTGGCCTACCATGGCATTGGCCGCTGTTCAATGAGGCTCTGGCAAAGGTCAACTATGGTGAGTTTTGGATCGTAACCGGACAAGAGGGGCGAGGAAAAACAACCCTAATGAAACAGCAACTGCTAGAATGGGCAAAGATGAATATTCCCAGTCTGCTCTGGTGTGCTGAGATGCCTATACGACAGATCGCAAGACAGTATGTGCAGTCGATCACCTCAACGCGCAAGAAAGATCTGACACAAGAGACATTAGCTGTGGCCTATGAGCAGATCGCGGACGTGCCGCTCTATGTCGCATATCCAAGCTTGGACCCAAGCATAGATTCGCTGATTAGCATTATGACACAGGCCTATCGTGAATACGATATTCGCATCTTCGTCGTAGACAATCTGATGATGCTGACCATGAGCGCTCGCCATAATGAGGTGAATCACGAACAAGGGCGCGTAGCCAAGGCCCTCAAAGAATTCGCTGTTTACAATGAGTGCAGTGTATTTCTGATCGCCCACCCTAAAAAGCCACAGGGCAGTGATGATGAGCGCGTGGAAACGCTTAATGAGATTAGCGGATCCAAGATGGTCCCTCAATTGGCCGACAACGCGTTCACCGTATTCCGCAAGAACACACAGGCCAAGCACTCTAGTGAACTGGACGGCGAACCGTCGCAGCTGCTTGATCCTATAACATCAATCGTTCCGCTCAAGGGTAGAGACACAGAAGGGGCGGGTGTTCCAAAGCTATTCATGGAAGGGCATTTTTCCCGCTTCCGCGATGCCACCGCTGCCGACTACGATGGCATCGTAAACTTGAGATAATCCTATGAACCTTACCAAGCAACAAGAAGTAACGCTGAGAAAGAAAGGGGGCGCATCGGTCTTGAAGAAGATGCGCCTGCTCGAAAAGAAGATCGATACTGGAAAAGCATCGGATAAAGACCGGACGCAATTCGATCAGTTGATGGATCGTAGCTTGAATCTCATCGGCACCAATCTAAACGGGACAATAGAAGAGGATCCGAAACCCAAGGAAAAGCCGATAGTTAATGCGGAAGACGAAAAAATACAGGCGCGTGATTACTACGATAAGCGCCTTGCGAATCTAAAGAAATTCAAGATCGAAGAGCGCGAAGTGTTCATGTTTTCGCATCGTCTGAAGCGTAACATTTGGGTCGTTACCACAGAAGGACAACGGATAGAAAAGGAAAAGGGAACAGACGAGGTTTGGACTATAGATGAGGCCATTATACTTGCTACAAAAGAGCGAGCACTGGCCATAAAGGGTGAAGACTTCACGGATGAGCAGTATGCGTCTATAAGCACAGCCAAGCAATTATTTGATGGGGAGGTAGTCCAGTGACCGAAATAGACACCGACAACTGCACCGTAGTGGAACAAGTGCCAGAACCCGTATTCCCACCGGCAATCCCACAGTATCGGGAGTGGCCAGAGTATCGAGAGTATGTGCGTAAGGTCCGCTGTGTCATCTGTCAGTTCACTAAAGGCACTGACTTCGATGGCAATAACGTCGAGGACATATCAGTTAATCCAGAGATCGTTCAAGTATCTGATCCACATCATATCGTTACACGCGGAGCCGGTGGGCCGGATGCGGAAAACTTGGTGAGCCTATGTCGCTTCCATCACACTGAAGCACACAACATGGGTATCCGCTCGTTTCAGTTGCACTACAATTTCGATTTAAAAAGTGCCGCTAAAATCATTTTCCAATCATACTTGGATTCTCTTCGCGGCCAAGACTTCGCTGAAGAGATACAGGCCGAACACAACTTATTGCTATCTCGATTCCATAGCGTAAAACAGCAAACATTGGAAATGGGCGAAATGCTCATCGAACTCAAGGACAAGAACAGGGGCGGCAAGAGAGGCTTTGAATGGCTGGGATTTCAAAGCTTTGAGCAGTATGTGTCTGCTCCAGTGCTGAGCGGTGGACTGAGCATTGCTCCACGAACTGCGTTTAGGGCTATGCTTTTCTGGCGAGCAGACAAGGAGCACTCACAGGACGGTGCGTCTATTGTCGAGTTGGGCGTAGCTAAGACCAATATGATCAATCCATTACTGGAACAGGCCGCAACGCCAGAGGAAAAACAAACGATCATTAAGACGGCACAGAGTTTGAGCAGTACTGACTTGGTATCGTGGAAGAATGAAAAGCTCGGATACAGAGATACGAGAATGGACTCTCATAAGTGTATTGTAGATCTGCTTATCGCGTTACTGGATGAACACGGCGTTAACCTCGAAGAGCATGGACCCCTCGAAGCGTGTGCTTGGCGCATTCTGCGCCATGCCAAACAGGAGAACAATTCTCATGGCTAAGCGAAAAACAGCAACAGCACCTCGCGCCAAGCGCAAGGTGGTCGAAGAAGCTCCAGATCACTTCGATGAGATGACAGTCGAACTTGAATCGATGTGTGATGTTTCCTTCAACAAGCGATACAATCTTTTCTTGGACAAGCGCCCCTATGAGGTGCGTCTGTGCAGTGTGGATTCAAGCAATATACTGGCCTACTTCTTCCGCTCCCACACCACCAGAGACTGCGAGTATCTCTCTCAATCTAGCTTGATGCATGATCTTGTATCTACAGGCGATTACCCGAATGTAACGGCATTTATCAAGCGCCATGGCTGAACTGAACAACATAAAAAGCCTCAAAACGTGCGGACAAAAATATTCCCGTCCGCGCAATGAGCGCCAGCTGCGTGACGTGTTAGAGACAAAGCCACCGCGATTTGAGTTCGTCAACCAGATCGAAATATATCTACTGGAAGACGATGGCTCGCGCAAGCGCAGGGTCTGTGGCCATCACACCAACCATGCTTTGCCTACGTTTGTTCCCGACGATATGGACAATCCACACGGTTGGATCAACCCACGACAGCAAAGACGATGCACCAACTACGCCGGATACCGCACTGATCACGCAGGGCTTGGCCCTTGCAATCGACATCAAAACTGCTGGTATGCCGGTTGGGGCGGTAGGGCATACAGTAAATCTTATCGACTCGCACATGACTTCGAGGAGTTGGTGCGCAATGAATTTTTAACTGGGGAAACCATGACTGAAAATGCAATAACGGCAGGCGACGCCGCAGAAGATTCACTGGAATTCAATAAGTATTTGGATAAAGTGAAAAGTGAGCTTTCACCCGAAGATCTATATGACTCGGTTCGATCTCTCTATGAGCTTGAAGCACTTAAAGAGATGGCTAAAGATAAGATGACTGAAGATGGAGTGACTCTTGATCGCATTGAGTCAGTGGCCACTCAGATCATCAAAAGTGCTCAGTATCAAGCAACGACCGCTCGGCGCGATGCAACGATCATGCAGGGAAGGGCTGTTCAGGCCATTGCTCAAGTGATGGTCACTGGCATACTGCACATAGTCTCTGAGACTGTTAAGGGAGATGCAGCAGTGTCCATCTTAAAACGCATAAAAGACGAATTGGTCTTGCCGACTAATGAATTTGGCTATACCGAGATGATACGAAGGCAAAAAGCTGCCGGTATTAGCGAAACTGTATCACAATTAGTAGAACAAGAGCCATCATCTGATGGTATTGTGGACAAATAGCATCTATATTGTAATATTATTAATATAAAGCATAGCCATATTATGCTAATTATGCACTATCTTCATCTTTTTAATAGGGAGTTGCATATGTCCAAAGTCAAACAGATCATCGGATTTGTAGGGCTATTTGTTTTGTCTGCACTCGCGATGGAAGATCCGACAATTTTCATAAATGTCCCATCCCTGCTGATCGTCGTCGGCATGACTGGCTGTGCGCTCTTGTTCACTAATGTGAAGACAGGCACCGCAGATTTCTGGCGATTAACTCGCTTATATGCAATGGGTTCTGGCGGTTTTGGCACCTTAATTGGACTTGTGCTCATGCTCGTAGCCTTGGACGATCCAGCGAAGATCGGACCCGCGATTGCCATATCTATTCTAACTGTGTTATACGCAGTGTTTATTGGCTATTTCATTGCCTTGCCAATGGAAAATCGCAGCCGAATGGCTTCCCGTTAGAATGAATAAGACGGCTAATGTCTGGACAGATCTGGATCAAATCCTAACGACCTCCATTGAGGACTTGGAAAAAGATCAGATAGGTGCTGAAAAATATCGCGGGGCTCGCAAAGAGTGGAACGACGATGTAGCAGACGCGGAGATGGAAGTAACTATCGAAGACTTATTGCGCGATGATTACTACCTTGGCCGCTTCAAGATTTGGGAGTCCGTGCGCCAAGAATTGGCCGATGTCTGGCATATGCGTTGCGATTTTGACGTGGCCTTTATAGCACATGAAAAGACATTACAAACCGTTCGTGTTTACGCCTTGTCGTTTGAACATGCCAAGCGCAAGGCGATTGCTGCTTATCCCACTGTGCATGGCCAAAGCGATGAGGTGACCGTTCGACGTGCTCATAATGTGCATACTGTGGTGATTGAGACACCCAAGGGGACAGGCAAGGATTTTGAAATGTCATTGGCCATCTGGCTACTGACCAGAGAATTCCTTATTCAGCCTCGCACCGAATTTTTTGAGCCATACAACTTAGACCTCGATACTACCATTTCCATAAACTGCATGAATCGGTCGGAGGACCAAGCGAAGAAGGTTACGTTCAAAGAACTGCTTCCCAAGTTCGATACTCCCTTTTTTAACGATTACTTCCCGCCGCAAATCGACATCTCTGACATGCAAGACAAGCGACAGTATCCGAGCGAACTGCGTTTTCCTCGTAACGTAGTCATTTTCCCCGGCTCTGGATCGGCTGCTACGGGGCTTGGTTATTGCATTGGGGCAGGGGTGATCGATGAGGCCAATTTCATGGAGAGGACGGGGTCATCTAAGCGAGCCCTGACTGGCGCCGATGAGTATGATGCGGCAAGAGAGGCCTATGAAGACCTCTATCAACGTCAGGAATCCCGCTTTGGCGCCATTAGACACGGGCAAATGTGTTTGGCTGGATTGATTATTGTCATTTCTTCTTCCCGTACCACCAATGATTTTACGCAGAAAATGAAACGCCGCGCCCATAATGATCGTGGGATATTCTACACGAGCAAGCCGTTTTGGGAGCGCAAGCCTCTAAATCTTAGTGGAAAGACGTTTTCCTTTGATGTGGATAACGTCAAGGTTGTCAACTCTGCCAAAGCCGAGGAAACACTTGAGGCCGTTACAGCTGCGTAGTCGTACTTGTTGAGGTTCGCCAATGGAAGCCGAAGAAAGCTTTTCAAATACCACTACACGATTGAGCAATATATGCATACGCACTGACATCAATGTTGCTGATTCACAGAAGACGCAAAGTGTTCTATTCCAATCGGACCAACACTTTGACTCTACGTATTGCCTGCGCGATATGTTAGAGCGCCACCTACAGGAAGCCGTCAGCACAAACTCACCTATTTATTTTTTAGGTGACTGGTATGATATGATGCAAGGCCGAAATGATCCCCGTCGTTCCAAAAATTCTATGCGTCCCGGCCTAATGGCCGACAACTACATTGATCGGGCGATAGACGAAACTGTGGAATTTTTGACCCCATACTGCAAAAACATTGTCGGTTGGGCCAAGGGCAATCATGAAACCAGTATTTTGCGTCATCTGGAAACTGACGTTATCAATCGAACCATCGAATCATTGCGCCACAAAGGGGCTTCGATAAAGCCGATGGGCTATCAAGGGTGGATCTTTTTCCTCCTCCACCGAAACCCCATGTCAACGAACAAGCGACGGTCAGACACTTACACTATCCGCACTTTTTACACCCATGGATACGGAGGTTCATCGCCCGTTACAAAAGGTGTAATACAGGCCAATCGCAAGGCGGTTTACTTGCCCGATGCGGACATCGTTATCAGTGGCCACACACATCAGCAGTGGGACTTTCCAGTTACCCGTTATCGCATCTCACAGCGCGGAAAGCAATACACGGACACGCAATATCATTTGCAGTTGCCCTGCTATTTAGATCCGTCACCGGAAGATGCAGACGGCATGGGATGGGCCATAGAAAAGGGCTATTCTCCTACACCCACTGGAGCTTGGTGGGTGGATTTTACCTACGCAAAGCTCGACAATCATCGAATCTTTACCACTGACGTGCGTCGCGCACAATGAGGAGTGTATTATGACCGTTGAAGAGGCTCGTGATCGAGTCGCAATCTTATTGCAGCATGCCCATTCTGTGATGTCTCCAGAGACGCGCAAGGAATTAAATGAGTGCATGCAAGTGCTTGACCCCAACTTCGATCCTACAGTGAACATCCAACGAGTTACTGAATGACCATTATTGTCGAACGGGCCGACAATGCTCGCAGGGCGATAGCGCGGGGCTATCGGTGGCAAGAATACCGCGTAGCCACTGTTCGGTTTGTATCTAAGGAGTGCTTTTCTACTCTCTTTAACACTTCGATGAAGGCGTGCTCTGAAGCGATGGGCGCATGGGAAGGAGCAGTGGCAGGCTATATCAATCGGCGCAGCGATCATCTGGGACTGCACATAGCCAACATATCGGCGCAGCTGGTTGAAGAGCCTAATGAGTCGAGGATAGTAGAGGCCAATTTGTGGCGCATAAAAGATCCTATATGCGTGTGGTCTGTGTGGGCCAATCTCGAAGGACCGGTGCCCGAATTCAAGTGGTCTGAACGCTTTATTCCGCTCTTTAATTTCTGGCCTCGCGATCTGGGTAACCCTACGTCAGCTATGCCTGAAATCATTGACGCCTCAAAGCTATCAGCGTTTGAGCAGGGACAAATAATCACAAGCGAAGCCATGCAATGATTGTTGAAATACCCATAGAGTTCTATCGCGCCTTTAAGGACAATCCCGAAAGGGCGATGCTGGAGTACCTGTCGATCCCCGTAGGAGCGACTAACCCATACTTCCGCAGTCCAGAACATATCCAAGGGGCGATAAGTAAGGGTGCGTCTATTCCACTGGCCATCGATGAGGACACCTACGCGCTGCGGCCCGACTTCAGGGCCACTAATGTAGTGCCTCGTTACATGCACATTGACTTAGCGATTCGCAGAGATGCCGTGGGTATGTCTATGTGCCACGCAGTTGGCTTTACGAAGCGGCAGATGCGCATGCCCGGCGATGAGGAATATCGAGAGATTAATATTCCCAAGATAAAGTTTGATTTCGTCAGTCGAATTAAGCCGCGAAGGTACTATGATGAGCGTGAAATGTCGTTTAATGCGCTGATGAGCATCATCGAACAGTTGGTTTACGAGCGAGAATTTAACTTACAAGACGGACTGATTACGTTTGACCGTTTTCAAAGCCACCAGATGATCTCCAATATTCGCGGCATGGGCATTCCTTGCGGCCTACTCTCTGTGGATCAAACATCCAACAAGGTCATGATCGACTTTTCAAAGCCGGAGATGATCCGCAAGGAAACAATCAGTCGAGAGCCTTCAGCTGCAATGGGCGCATTGCGCGATGCGCTACACGAATCGCGGGTAATATTGCCACAAATGACCTTCTTTGATGAGTCGCGTACGTGGATCGAAAAGGAAATGGACGAGGCTCAGTTCGATGGACAAAAGGGCAAAGTAGTCAAAATGGAAGGGGGGACGGATGATGTCCTCCAAAGCGCAGCGGGTGCACTCTTTAACTGTATGAACAATGCTTCTGAAATGGTCGATCCAGAGGAACTATCGGCCTTTGACCAGCAATCAGAAGATGAATTTTATGGAAACTTGGGCATCGATTCGATAGCGGACAGCGACAATGAAGATGGGTTCGTAGAAGACTCGTTCGGAGTAGAAGAAAACGATCTATCTCAAACCATGAGCCTAGAAGATTTTCTGGGAAGATAAATTATGACCGATTCAACTGGATTCACTGAAACTTTAGCAACAGAGCTTGGACGAGTCGTCGTTTCTGAAGTCGGCGCTCTCGAAGAGCGGATACGAAGCGACGTAGAAGAGAAGATGAAGGCTGAACAAGACGAAAAGATAAATGATGCCGTCTTAGACGCCGTAGCAGAGATGGGAGCCGATGTAAACAGGGGATATACAGACACCAGCGGCGGCATGTTGGAATTTGGCACAGGCGATGTCACGTTAGCCACACAGGCCTCCCAACTACTCGACAGCCGATGGAAGCCTCTTGTAGTGTCATCTGACAGTGTGGATGACAGTTCCATCAAGCAGGCTTTGACCGAATTCTTCGCTGGTGGTCCACTCGGATCGTATGCCGTTGGGTCCGACGAAGACTCTGCGGTGCTGGTTCAGGTGATGGAAAGCTGCCATCAAAAGGCGAAGATCGATCCACATGCCAAATCCATCATATCCAACCTGACCAACTATACAGTGGGAACAGGCCTTGAAATTTCTTGTTCGGTGCAAGAAATAGAAGACGAATTGCGCTCGTTTGCTTCATCCAATCAATTACACAGTCGTATAAAACAGGCCGTAAAAAGCAAGTTCATTCACGGCGAACACTACTTTTTCTACTACATAGATCCCTCTACAGGCGACGTCCACTTACGCGACCGGACGAAGCCTTACGATATACGCTCTATTCAAACGCATCCCGAAGATACAGAAACGCGACTGGCCTACGGTAAGCTGATGGAAAACGATTCTGTAAATCGCATTTCATTTGACACCGACAGAGACTCTGCCAAATACGACTGGTATGCCGACATCGACTATTTCGAGCAGAAGGCTTTGCCCAGTGGGGCCGTTGCAAAAGGCACGGGCCGCATGTCGAATCGCAAGCTCGTTCAGATGGTCAAAATGGGCGCAGGGTCGGATGTGCGCGGAGTGCCGTTAATGTATCCGGTATTGCGCTATTTGAAGTATTACGAGGACTTCATAACCGATAGGATTATCCTCAATCACGAACGCTCTAAGGTGGTCTGGGTGCGCCGTATTAGCGGTAATCGAAAGCTGGCTGGAGGAAGGGCGCAGCGCGGCCCTGTAGGCGGTCAAATCTTAACAGAGACCCCTCAGGTCGAGTGGCGTGTTATTAAGCCTGAGATCAACGCTGATGATGTTACCGAAGACGGTAGATTGATACGATTGGCTATCGCCTCTGGTGTGGGCATGCCAGAGCATCTGCTTTTCCAAGACCCCTCAAATCAAGTGTATGCTAGCATCCGCAGTAGCGATACGCCCTTTGCTCAATCGATCCGCTCGTATCAGTTCGATTGGCTTAAAGACCTTGAAATCATGTTTCGTGTCGTTTTACGCGAGAAGGTCAAGGCGGGAGCACTGCCAGAGAAAACAGAAGTAGAAACCTTTACCATGGAAAGCTATGATCGATTGGCCGATGAGATTGGCCCAATGGTTCGCGCTAAAGCTCCACAGAGCGAAATCATTCATGCCGTAGCTCAAGTTGGCGAAGAGGTTCCCACTGAAACCGTTAGTATAGATACTGTTGATGTAAAGATCGATCTCCAGTTTCCAGAAGTCGTGCAACAAGATCCAATCCGCATGGCACAGGAGTCAGAGATTCTTCATCGAATCGGCGTGCTATCCAAGACAGAGATTGCCGCTCGACACGGATTCAACTTCAAGCAAAGTGCTAAGCTGATGAGCATGGAACGAGCTTGGGATACCAGCAATGGTGAGGAAGATGATTCTGGGGGGCCTGAAACCTACGGCAAAGGATCCGATTCTAATGAGCCTGAAACCGACACAGAGGAGGAAGAAGAATGACTGAACGAGCCAGTGACAAGATCAACCCACTATCAATATCCGACGCGTCCACTGCAGAAGAGGCGAAGCAAGATCCAATCGGCTTTGTAGTGATTTGCAATGAGGCGGGGATGCCTGTGTTGCATGAAATACCAGACCACCGAACACCCAATAATGCGGAGTTGTTCAATATAAATTGGTTTTTAGCTGGATCTATAATAGGAGGGGCTATAACCGAACCTGAGTCCAGTCTCACCGAAAACATCACTGTATAGCTACTTGAGTGACTGCTGCACGGGGTCCAAGTAAAAGCATTACCAGATAACGAAGAGCCCGATGGATTACCCGATACAGAAGAGTGAAAAAAATGCGATAACGCGGCTATGTCGGCGCTATCGACATCTGCCTCCCATGACGCGACCCGATGAACGCGCTTCATTTGCACAGTTGCGCATTCTTGAAAACGTAGGCGGTCCACGTCCAAAAATAGACACCCTGCAAGATGCGATAATGCGCTCTAATGTGCGCTTTGTAGCGACGGTAGTGTTGTCATATGATCGACGCAGTAAAGTTTTAGCTGTAGATGATCTGATGTCAGAGGGCATGGTAGGGTTGATGGAGGCAATGACCCGCTTCGACCCAAGTCGCAACTGTAAGTTTATCACGTATGCCGTGTGGTGGATTCGCAACACGATTATTAGTGCACTGATACAAGCCTACACGATAACTCCTTCTCAATCGTTTATTGATAAAATCCGCAAAATGGAGAAGGAAAAGAAATCACTTGAGCAGGCATTAGGTAGACACCTCACAGATAGGGAGAGCTTTGAACTGAGCGAGATGCGCAAGGATTTTGTCGAAGCCTATATAGCCCACACCTCAGTAATTACCTCTCTTGATATGCCTTTGTTTTTTATCGACAACGATTTGGAAGGCTCAACGACGCTGCGCGACTTTATACGCGACGAAACAATTCAACCGAGCGACGATGCAATGGTTGATGCTGAGTTGCTACTGGACGTTAGGGAGGTAGTCAATTCCATCGATGGACTACGCGAGCGGTTTATAGTCCAGAGCTATCACGGGATAGATGGCCCTGCGATGGTCTTAGAAGATATTGGCAAATCTCTAGGCTTAACTAGAGAGCGAGTGCGGCAGATCTATTGGATGGCACTACGAAAACTGTCGCGCAATAAGGTGCTGGCCTCGCATCGCAAGGACAGCTACTAATAACTATCTATTGAGCGCAGTGTCAGATTCATCAGCCCATTAGTTTGTGGGTTGAATGAAATATTGGATATGTAACAATCCTCAGAAAACTGTTTGCTTCTTGGCAACACTTCTTGATCTTGCAGCGTCACTACATCCATCAGATTGATCCACGGTGCCAGAAGGGTAGAAACAGTCAGTGTGTATTTGGGATCTTTGTTGTTTCTTACTTCGCGTTGCGCATTCCACTGAGACTGTAAGATGTTGGCAAATGGATTGTCGCGCAGCTGCGACTCGCGCTTGCCCCACTTGTTAACAGACACAGAATCAGCAGCCACTTGAGCAGATCCTGTGTCTTGTTCGAGTGTCATGCCCTGACATTCAATACGAACCATATCGCCTTCGCTGAACTTTAGTTCCTTATTGTTTGCAGTTGTGTCTATGGAGAACCGAAGATCTACATTGGTAGTGTAGGGCGTATTAAGTCCACCTATGGGAGTGTATTCGCCTAAGATCGGTTGAAATTCTGCTACATCGTAGCGATCCGAATGCACAAAGCTATTATCGAAGACGTTTGTGGGAAGGAGCAGTGAATCCTTGTCATTGAGTGGCGTATCAATGACAACCGAATCGCCCAAGGCGTATGATGTGCTACCGCTCAAGGGCGCATTAAGATAAACTTCACTGCCATTGCGAATAAGGTAAATATCTTCATCGGGTCGATGCTGGACAGGGCCTGTGTTAAACTGGCTATTGCGAATGACGTGAATGCGTTTGTTTGCATTGTCAATGGACTGTATCGTCATGTATTCGATGCGCGTATCGGCACTTTGGCGCGTCAAATCTCCTACTGCGATCACATCTCCGAACTTCAGAGGCCGACTTAGGTTTTGGATGTCGGCTGTAAGGTCTATGCTGCCATCGGTAATAGGACTGTTGGTGTTGTGTTTTCTAACATCGATGTATGTCTGAATTTCATTGATGGGAAACGTAGCCTCGCCCGAAGCTCCAGCAGGCCATGCGGCATCATGCGTCTCGATAATGTCGGTATCATTACTCCCAAAGCGCAGTAGCATACCTACCAATGCAGTGTCTTTGGCCCCATCGTCTCCTTCTACAGTCAGGGCCGACCCTAAGCGAGTGCCTTCAGCGTCTATTGTTTTTACGACATATGAAGACGCACTGTACGTTGCTCGTAATGACGTTTCAATCTTGGGCTCAGTTATTTTAAACTTAAACTTGGCCAAAGATCGTTTTACGTGAATGGTGTCTGTAGACGTCGGGATTCGACCGCCCTGAATACATGAAAGAATAATTGATTTTCTATCCATGTCTCGCTGTATCGCAGACAGCGTATGGCGATCATTGGTCTCTTTTCCATAGTCAGACGCATTGATCACATCGACATGTATTTTTATGTCGCCAATGATAGCCATAGACGGTATGCGCGTCGCATGATTGACTATTTCTTTTTGTCCTCGCCCCTTGTCTATGGAAATTAACTTATTTGCTCCGACAGACGTAAACGTATAAGCGGAGTTTTTGTGTGATGGCTTGCGCTTGAAGAAGAATGTTCCATCGGGGTTAAAGCCGTAATTGCAGTCGGCTATCTCAGCCAAATAACCCAATGCCTCCCATGTATTCATTTTACTAAAATCAGCAAATTCTACACGGGCAGGGTATGTAGGGGCCCACTTGGATAAATAATATTTACCATTTACCATCTCAGATCGCAACGGCGAAGGCGTAGGCGATGAGATCCAAAACGCGTGCTTAATGTTTTGCAGCCAGACAATGGGTGTAATCGTAGAAAATTCAGTGTTGACGGCAGGCAGGTTGCTAATCGTCTGAAAAATAGACTGGCCACTTTCCGTGCTGTCGCTCATATCATGCGTCTTTAGTTGGCCCGTCTTATCCTCAAGGAACATCACGCGACGATCATTGGAACTGCCGCCTAAGTTGACATATGCCAAGCCCGTTGGACGGTATTGCGACCTACGATATCCATTTAATACAGTGGCGGTTGAGTTTTCAGTCGCCGCATCGTCATATACCCACATGCGGTAGGCAGGGGAAGAGGTTTGGTCAGTATCAATATTTTCGGCTTGTAGTGCAGACATACACAGGCGCGAATTATTATTTGAAGCAACACCCTCGACCATTTCCAGTACGCATAACTGCTCTGGATCTGCTGCACTACCTCCTCCAGCCGCTATGTTTGTATACTCCAATAGTCTTTTATAGTTGTGCGTTACCGTTCCACCTGACTCTGTATAACCCAATCGATATAAATGCGTTTTACTGTTCGCGCCATAGGTAGCTGAGTCATATCGCTCGTTGACGCCTAATTCGTGAAAGGCAATGTAAATAGGCTTGTTTCCATTACTATCATTTGTACTACCAAGGCACACAGCCGTTGGCACCGCCTTATTTACATCCGTGGCAAAGCCAGAAAGTGCAGTGTGAGAATTTGCATTGATGTCGTAGGCGTAAATAGTATATGTTCGTTCGAGTATATCGTCTTCATCTGTTGAAGTCCCATCTCCTAAATCAATCGAGCCAAAGGTGCCCGAAGACGTATCGTCTGCGCGGCAATAATAGATAGTCCCCTTGGTGCCTGCATCTGGATTGAGAATTAAGAAACCTTGCTGGCCATAGGTGTACTTTACTCGTATGTAATAACTGGTTGGGCTGTTCGGAATCGCATTGGTCTTAGGCTCTCCTTCCACAGACCAATGACCTTCGTTCACGCCAGCATCTCGAACATCAACTATATCAACGTCTTTGGCATTGCTTGTATTGTTAATTGTCTGCTCTACTGCATACGCTGTCTTAGTATCGGTGCTCTGCTGCTTATAGACGTTGATGGTCTTGCCATAATTATCGTAGCACTGCGAAAGAGTCTGCTCAAATGGTATAGTGATTGGCACTTGGTCTATTGAACCATCTTGGTACGCTGTATCTTCATGCCACTTCCCAATTTTGTAATTGTAAAGTGTCGGTGAATGCCTAATCTGATCCGCTTCACGGACGAACGTATCACCCATATAAAAGCGATTTGAGCTTTCGCCTATGGTCGCAGTGACGCTGAATTCCGGCGTAGTGCCGTTCCAGCGAAACTTGAAGACTTTGCATCCCAACTCGAATGCTTCAGACGGGTCGCTTTTGACAGCCGCTCCATAAATAGGGTAATCTGTATCTCCAGTGTTTACCCAAAGACGGCGAATCTTGTATCCATTGGTGGTATCCAATGGATTAGTAGATGAATTAGTAAGTTCACGGTGCCGATCTGTGGCAATGTTGTATTCCCACAAGCTATTATCAAGGCCCATATATACACGAACAATACTGTATTTTAATCCGGTTTCATCGGCTGTTCCCTCAACGGGCCGATCCAGTGTTATACTGGTCGCACTATTGATGGCCGATATCGTGAAATAGCCATTGTTGCCATCTGAAGACGCATTGTCACCGCTGGCGTATTGTTTTCCAATAATTAAAGCGTCGCCCACTTTAATTTTATTATGAAGGTCACTGGTTGACGAGGACCAGCTGGTGCTCGTTCCCGTTATGGTCGTTGAACCTACCGTTGTAGCTATTGTCCCCGTTGTGTATTCCCATGCGACCATGGCGCGACATATGCGCCCATGACTATCAGCCCAACCTTGGTCAGTGCCAGTAGAGTCAGAGTAAGCTTCTGGTGGACGACCAAAAGACGACGAGACCCATGCTGATGTCGAATCTTCTGGGACATCAAAGCTTGTGTCGTTTTGTATAAACCACGAGCTAGGAATATCACCTGTATCATTGCCACTGGTATCGGTGCCATTGTATACCTTGCGAAGTAGCTCTCGTGTCAGAAAATGTGGCGACCGATTCATGTAGGGCGTAGTGCCGTTTTTTACATTGCCGGCACGGCTTTCAGTTAGCGCATTGGAAAGAGGCGCAAGTCGGAGTGTGGCACTTTTATCTTGGTTGTTAGTTCTAATGTCTTCTATAATAAAGATGCCCAGTGTGACCACATTGGGTTGTTCGTCTCCAGCAAGAAGAAACTCCACTCGCAGCGCAGCCTTACGTCGAAAGAAGGCGCTTTCTTTTCCTCCAGCTGACACACTGAAACTTGCAGCATAGGGCCTATTGTTGGAACTGTCATACACTTGTTTGAAGTTTTCGTCGTATGACGCTTTTAACTCGGCTGGAAGGGGCCTTTCCCAAAATCCATCCGAGTTATCCAATGTGACAGATGACAGTTTTTGCTGTAATTCGCCTCGAAGACGCTGTGAGGAATACGTAAGGCTTCCAACCTTGCGAAGTTGATTACGTCCGCGCCACTCACCGCGATCCGTAAAATCAACCCATCGCTGATTGTTATCCATGATAAAGAACTTCAAATCATAGGTTACAATATGCGATTCTAATGCATCTTTAAGTGCTTGTGTAATCACGTCAGTTCCTCTAACCAGCGTTCCACCAGCCCCAGTAAGGCTTGCGGTTATGGTATCCTTAAGCGCTTGGTCGCCTGCGGTAAGGCCGTGGGATAAAACCACGACCTTACCTGAGGGCATTCGGATGTAATCATCGCGCCTCGAAGCACCTCCCGCCGTAGTGAGGGCTGGAGGGTCGGCAACAGTCGCGGCGTAGGTGCCAAATTTATCTGTGCCGAACTTAAAGGTGTCAAATTTAGGCATCCTCGGTTACTTCTCTATTGATCTCATTACTGTTGAGATACTGGCTTTGCTGTGAAATGGCATTTACAAGCTCTACATAGAATGCGGAAAGCTTGCTGACTTGTTCGGCGTCCATAGGGAAGATCTCTATCATCTTTCGTGCCAGAAGATCTTCTTTGTGTGTGCTGTCTCCAGCCTGCATAGCCACGTCACATACGCGGATCGCACTCATTACCTCGCGACTGAGATCAAGCAATTGCTCTCTCGCCAAATCCCAATTCACATAATGATCTACCGCCGTGTCGCTCACGGACACTTACATCGATTGCCGATGGCATTCTTAATCCATCGGACCCACATCGACTCCCATTTTACACCCCCGATGTAGCGTAGCGACATGCGCCAAACGACCCAACTGATCAACGCCAGCGGACCCCACCATTGCCATCCAATATGCATGACCATGATAAAGGTTAGCGGCAGATAAAAGCTGATCCACTTAACCGTATGTCGCTTCCACCAGCCCTCCGAGCGCATCCACGCATCGCGTAGCGCATCGAAGCACGTAGCGGTCAATATTACAATAGTTGCTATGTATTCCATGTAACCCATTTTAAGTTCCTCAATTTCAATCGAACGGGTTCCAGCCCCTATGGCCTTGGCCGTTCATTCGTTTTGATAAATACCACACTGCTTTACTGATTACGGCCATGGGGAGCAGCATCCACCATGGAAGTATCACGAACCCGCTTTCAGGGTTTCGATTTCTTCTTTAAGCTCTTTGATCGCTTCAATAAGAAAAGGGATAATACTTGACTTTTTAATTGATTTTATTGCATCACCCTGAGAATTCACTATTTCAGGAAGGACACCCTCTACATCTTGGGCAATTAAGCCAAATTGCGTTCTATCGCCGTTCGGTGGAGTATCAAATCCAAGGTCTTCATTGTCTTGCCAGTCGAAGGTCACTCCCTGCAGTTGAGTGACTGTATCCAGCGCACTATCGATATTATTGATGTTGGTCTTTACGCGTGAGTCTGACGTCTCGTCAACTGAAGTGCATTGGATTTCACCCCCTACAACAAGGACATAATCACCGCCTGACAGTTCGCTTCCCGAACAATTAAGGTGTGTCAACGTAAACGACGCAGCACCACCCGGCGTGATAAGCTTGGTGTAATTATATTTATCTATGCCGCCGCCGGAGTACCACTTCCAATAGAACTTCGCGCCTGTATCACCATGGAAATTATGGTTATAGTCCGTTCCCGTTGTCCCAATATCCCAGTTTCCACTGCTATCGACTTTGAGTCTCTCCGTGCCCGATAGGGTAGTTCCAGTCGTTATTTTATATGCACCGCCACTAAGGCCGGTGGAGAACTTGGATGAGGTATTACCATCTTCGTATATCGTGTAGGCTTTAAAAGTGCCCGATGGGGAGGTCGAATTAATATGTATCCGTGCGTCAGAACCTGAAGAGCGAAACTTGGCTAATGATTCACCCGAATCTGCCCAACTAGATCCTCCATATACTTCCAGCTTGCCGCCACCACTTGAAGGAGTATATCCGATGCCGACCTTGGAATAGCCTGTCGCAACATAAAGCAGGGAGGAATTGATATTTACATCAGAATTACTGGTTAGAACTCCAGTTAATGCACCACCGCTCGTAGCTAAATACCCCGAATGGCTGTGGTCGGCTGATGTCACACCTGTCACATGTCCATAAGTATCGAACGTAATATCTTGTATATACGTCGTTCCCGAATTATCTACATTGGCTTGTGACGATGTGTCTTCGTGGGAGAAGGTGATGAGCTTATCTGTGCCGCCGCTAACACTGGTTTCGTAAGTGATATCCAATCCATTGCCAGCAGCGAAATAGACATTATAACCCGATAACACATTGGCACTGGTCCCACCAACAGCTAAGGTCCAGTAGTTGTATGCCGAAGGGAGCACTCCATCGGCAATCTTGTCGGCAGTTACAGCGTCATCTGCTATCATTGCCGTAGAAATGCCACCCGATGCGATGTCTATGGTTTGATTGCCACCTCCCGACGTCATCGACAAGCCAGACCCTGCAAAGTTCGCTTTAATACGCAGGCCCGAACTGTTTTCGAGAGCACTGTTGGTGGATTGCTGGATAGCACTAGCCGCGACCTTATTGCCTGTGGTGATGGTGGCTAATTTACTATCCGCTATGGCTGCACTGGAATTGATATCCGCATTGACGATCACGCCAGAGGCAATAGCTGTTACACCGCCATCGGTGATGGATATATCGCCTGTGACCTCCTTGTTGCGCCATGCAGAAGTCTGTTGGTCGTAAATGAGCACATGGCCATCGACGGGGGAGGATACGGTTGTATCGGTTAAGGCCGATAGGGTAGAGCTTGTCGAATTAATCCACGAGAGCGTGCCGCTGCCATTTGTAGACAGGACTTGACCGCTATTGCCGTCAGCATTGGGTACCGTTAAATAATTTCCGTTTTGAAATCTTATTTTAACCGTTCCAGCACCATTGGGATCAAGGAGGATGTTTCCATTGGTGTCTGTAGATGAAACGGTATTTCCAGCAATTTGCAGATTGTCTACATCCAACTGCCCAAACGTCACCGATGCATCTGTGGTTACGTCTTGGTTGATATTGGAATCGGCTTCGATGTTCAGGCTACCGCCAATTGTAATCGTCTCCGCAGCGGCAGTAGCGTTGATTTTAAACTGCTCGCCTGCTGGTGCCTTAAATAGTAATAGGTTTCCATAGCCAGTCGAGCCGACCTTGAAATACCCAACTTCTGTATTACTATCGCCCAAAATAGTGAGGCCAGAGTCTATGGCATTGGCAGTATTGCTATTCTTGTTTACCTGAATGTTTTTATCTTCGACATCAAGTGTTGCCGTATTTAAATAGGTCTGTGTTCCACTGACCGTAAGGTTTCCCGCAATCGTAACGTCATTTCCATTGAAGGTGGTGCCTTCAACAAGGATGGAGCCGCCTGAGTTAGATATCGTTGAACTGTTAATATTGACGCTGTCTACCTGAAGGGCAGTCAATGTACCAAGTGATGTAATGCCGGACGTCGCGCTACTGGCCAATGTCCCAGCAAAGGTTCCGGTGATATTACCTGTGGCCTGAAGCGTGCCTGTTACTTTAACTGCATTATTGAAAGCGAAGTGAGTCTCAGAGGCGTCCCAAAGGATCTCAGGATTAGTGCTGCTAACATTGTTGTTGGTTTGGAATACTAACTTGGAATCGGCATTGCTGGTGGCATCGTAATTGATCCACAAGTCACCATCTACGCCCTTGTCTGGATTGCTTGGAAAGAGCGTGAACATACTGTATAGCTGATCGTAAGCATTGGCTTCCCAGTAAGTCTTGTCGCAGTCGGTGCCATTCACATCGGTAGCACTGGTTGCATCCGTAATATTGGATAAGGCTACTTTGCCGCCTGCTAATGCGCTTGATCGCCATGAGGCATAGGTTGCCATTATGCCTCTTCAAATTTTAAAGAGAACGTCACTCGCCCCAGATCCCACATCTGGTTGGAAAAATTATCTACAGATATGATGCCTTGTAATACATTGGGAAGCCCACTATGATATGGGCGCAAAGAGATCAAGTGCCCTCGATCTTGCCAACCCATTAGAGTGCGCATATCGTAAAACATCTGCTTGGGCACATTAACAAACGACGCGCTGATAATGTGCTTCGGCTTCATATTTCCTGACGTTTTTGCTCGGCGCATTGTATTGTTGACCGTGTAACTGTTCCGTGTGGATGGCCGTCTAAAATTCCACTGCAATGAGCCCTGCTCTGGATACGTTGCCATTTCGTAGTATCCATTGTTTTCATGCGATGTTCCAGCTGCATGCTCTATCATCAGATCATCGACATCAAATGCCGCATTGACACCAGAACGCAGGGCCATCTGTATTTCCATGCGATTAATTCGCAGAGCGGCTTTATCATTGGGGTTGGTGCTCGGCGTAGTAGTGGTAGACATGTTCCAGTCTGGACTGTCTGTCGTAGAGGATCCAGTTTGGTACAACCCAAATGTTTTTGTTGCTAATGTAAATTCACTTTTTAGGTCGTCGGTGCTGCTTCCCAATAAGGATGCATTGTATGTGACTGTCCCTACTGTCTCTCCAGTTAGCGCAGCAAGCACATTCCCATCTGCCGACATAGCTCGAAGGTGTATACGAGCGGGGTTAGCCGTTGACATAGAGGTAAGCGATATGTCAGTAGTCGCTCGCGGATTAGCCTTGGCTAAACGATAATAATAGCTGAAGCGGTACTTGGGGATATGGGCACTGATGCTATTAATGGGCGTGGTGCGCTTGATCACTCGGTTGCTATTGTCGCTTGAATCATTTACGGCCATTCGCACTGCTTTTTGGTTGAAATACGCGTAGGCCGTTGTAGTGTCAACGGTAACAGCATTTCCTCCAGCGATAGCGACATTGATATATCTGTCATCATACCGCCGGACTGGATATACCTGCCACTTAGCGGTTTCTAGGTTAACAGAAGGAGTCCAACCGTGGGGAACAGTGCGTATAATAACTGGATCGTTTTGGTTGAACTTGGCATAGGGCACAGTAGAAACGCTAAATTGTCCCTGCTGAATTCCCGACATCACATTGTTGGATAGTGTGGTAACGTGCGTTCGAGCTATGGCTCCATCATTATCCGCATGAGAAGATGGCCCCATATGAAGCTCAGCACCCTTCAACTGAGCGCCATTGGATGTAGGTTCCGTAAATAAATAAAACGGAGCGGCGGCGTAGTTGGCAGAGATGGTACTATCAAGCGTTATATCGCCCGTTGCGTTATTGGCCGAGGGCAGTGTAGTGTAATCCGAACCGAGTCGTGTAAATTGGTCGAAATCTTCAAAGGAATCGAAGAAGGAGACTACGCCTAACTCCCACTTCCCATTGGATGCACTCATTTAATAAGCCATTCTTTAACTGTGTTTATTGTAATGGTATATACAGTGAGAATAGACCCCATCATCGCAGCTACTACGAGAGCCGTGCGGTGCCATAAACTCTGGCGCCACGCATCAATCGCCTCGATGCGCTTCTCGTGGATCTCGATGCGAGCAATGTAGTGCGCTGACTCATCTAGTTTGCGATCTATGTCGTCAACCTGACGAATCAGCGCATCTAATTTGCCCGCTATCTCTCCGATTTCTCTATGATATTGGGGGGTCGAATCGGAGGGCATTAAACAAGACCTTATTCAATATCCTCTCCGTCCGGATTTTCGATGGAGTCGGGCGAAGGATTCCCATTAGTGGGATTGACTCGCTCTTGCAGCATAGCAAGATCTGCTTGCATTACCACTACGTCATCCAGTGCCTTGTTGCGTTGCTGGATCAAGCTCTGAATGATACGATTCTGCTTCTCTATTGCCGCCTGAAGGTCGGCAGTTGTTGCTTCGGTCATCTTACTCTCTCCCCGTTGAAGGTTTGCGAAGCACCTTGGTTAATATGGCACCCAACAGCGCGACCCAACCAAATAGGCCTGCTGTTGCTATGTTATCCATAAACGATAAAGGATTGGCCATTGACTTGAGACTATCAAGCCGACTGGCAATACTTTCCATTTGTTGATTCAATGCATCTTTTTGTGCGTTGATGCGATTGAATAAGTCTTTCTGTCTTTCAATGGACAGCCCACCCATTACTTTCACTTCTGACTCAAAGCGCTGAACTTTTTCTACTACGCGCTCTTTGATCAGCTGCGGCACTTGATTCTTGCCTTTTTCAATTTCTGCTCTCAAAGAGTCTATCAGCACCAGTATTTCAGACGATGTGGATTCGACTTTAGCCACTGACCCTGAAATCACATTTATCTTTTTCGTCTGCGCTATGGCCTCGGCTTTCAGATTGTCCGTCTTTTGGTGCACGGATACGATAGCCGTCGATAGGGGATTGAGCGACATTTGTATCCGCTCTGGAATAGAGGCCGTAGCGCAGCCGAAGCAAAGCAGGGCAGGGAGAAGCCGAACTGTCACTTGTCAGCCTTTTCTGAAGCTGCTTCACCGAAATAAAACGCCATGATCATGGAATAGAGCGTTATGAACTCACCCGATACGCCACTACCGGCTAATTCACCAGCTACCACGCACACCGTAAGTCCGGAGGCAATGAGAGGACGAACATATGCTTTGAAATTACGACCCTCCATTACCATCTCTTGCTTGCAATGAGGAAGGGCGATTCGGTGTCTGCATTATACATGAAGGATGCTCCATAGCCGCCCTCTAATTCGATTTCAGCGCCTATAACGACAAGCCCCATATCATCGTCATCCGTTATGTAATTGCCGTCTCCTACGCCTGCAAATACGCCAAAGCCGCCTATGTCGTATCCTACTTGAAGCCACTTATCATTTTTGACTGCATCGCCAGAAACGAAATAGCCGACCATTAGATCGACCCCCTCATACGACGCAGCGAATGACACCTCTACATCGTGACTGTCTACTTCAAGAAAGGGGCCGTCGTAGTAATATGCCGTTGCAGTAAGCGTGCCTATTTTGCCAATGTCTTGTGCAACGGTAAGATCTATCTCTGTCGCGTCGCCTCGGATGGGCACTTGCCCCCAAAGGCCCACACTGGTCCCATTGCTGGACAAGGGAATTCGTATATCTGGCTGTATGGAGATAGCGTCCGGTCCCGCTTGACCGCGCCAGACATGTCTAGTGTGTGCCGATATGTCTATCGAAGGCTGCGAGGCGGCTATAGAAGTCGTAAACAAAAGGGTTATAAGACTAAGGATGATCTTTTTCATCATTTTCTTCCTTTGGATGGGCGAGACCCATTTATTCTCTTATTCCCCGAATATTACATATTACGCGCCCGTGTCCACTGGTTTAGGCTGTATCCCAAGGAAGGGGGATAATCTTAGGCCTTTTCTTAATTATTTCGATGTCCGCTGCCAGCTTCGCGTCTACGTCATTGTCTGTGCGCCATTGTTCTGCGATGGCATCCCCCCACGCCTTTTCCAGCGATGCAAATGCTGTAAAGGAAGAGGGGTCTTTACTTTCTGGAGCAGAAAGGGACACAATGCCGTCCGTATACGATGTGGTGCCATCGTCGTCGGTAGCTGTGTAACCTACTGCCACCGACGTAACATATTCATCAGCTGGAATCACCGTGCTGCCATCTGACAGTGTCACATCCACGGGGAAGCACTGTAATTCAAGGCGAGAATTCGTGATCGTTAATGACATTTCATTGTTTTCCTGTTATCGACTGTCTGGGTGGGCGCAACGGTATGCCCATGCGAAAATTGTGGTGTAAATAAATGTCATCGTAGAGACCATCGCTTCATGGCTCCAGAACTCTTTGAAGGACGATCCTCCCGGCCATGCATCTCCAGCCTTGAAAAGTTCATAGGTAAGGGCTACGCTAATGGCTGATGCCCCACTCCAATATCCACTTTTAACGGCTTCTTCTTTTGCTTTCTGCTTCTTGGTAATCGTTATCAGCTGCTTGCTGGCACTTTTGGCTACTTTCTTTGCCTCGCGCTCTGTCATGACTGATTTTTTTAGAACTGTCTCTGTAGCCCCCTTCATTCTGCGACATTCTTCTAAGCGCTTATAAAGCAGTCGATAGGCTTTTTGCAAATCACCAAAACTAAATCCATTTGGATCTGCGGGAAGACGACTCCAATTTATTCTATTCATTTTCTATTCAAGTAATTTGTCGTTCACGTTTTCGTGTATTTAGGATTTTCTTTTTCTTCGGTTTTTCGTCAGGTATTAGGAATGTGGCGATAATAAAAAAAAGAGAAGCAGTAAATACTCCACTTAAAAGTATAGCCATTCCGATCTCGCAGTGGGTCA